CCAGCGGAGGCGGCGTTGAATTTCTCAACGTCCTGCGCCAGGGTTTCGATGGTGGTTTTCTTGAGGTACTCGTTGAATACCTTCATGTTCGACAGGGACATAGTTGCTCCTTAGCTTGTTGCGGTCATGGCCTTAATGGCTGCTACGCGATCTGCTTTGCTGCCGCCAAAGTTGCCCTTGGCGCCGGAATTGCCGCCACCACCGCTCGGAGCGCCGCCGCCATTGGCATCGGAACTCTTCAGGATGTGGTCGCGGTGGGGGTACTGCGAAACAAGCGTCTCAATGGCTTCGTCGAAGTCGGCCAGTTCGCCTGGGCGGGAGCGACTGAAAATCTTCTGGCCCTGGGCGTCATAAGCGACGACCTTGCCTTCCTCGACCTTCAGGTTCTGACCGAAGGTGGCCTGAACCATGTCTACCGGCACAGCCAGCTTGTCGGCGATGTACTTGGAGCGGGAGAAACTGCCGCCGATCTTCTCGGCATACAGCTGCTGCTCCAGGGTCTGCGACTTGCCGTTGGCTTCGTCCAGCTGAGCCTGATAGCCCTTGCTGATTTCGGACTTCACGCGCTCGATCTCACCGGCATCCACCAGTTTTTTAGCATCGAGATTGGCGATGGTTTCCAGCGCCTTGCGGGCCGCAGCCGGGTCGTCGATACCTTCGAAAGCCTTTACCAGGCCCTCGGCAGTCTCGGCGCGGGTGCGGTGCGACTTGGCTTCAGCGTTCAGCCGGGTGATGGTGTCGCGGGTGCCAACGGCATCGAAAGCGATGTCTTTTCCGTCGTCACCGGTAAATACGGGCTTCCCATCCAGGACTTCCGCGTATTGCTTGCCATCCACTTCAACGATTTTGAGCTTCATTGTTTCTCCTAGCAGGCCATCCGGCCCAGTGCGCCCCGCTCATCCGAACAGACAGGCAATAAAAAGCCCCGGCGCGTGCCAGGGCTGAATGATTTGGTTTGTAGTTACAGGCCGGCTTGCTGAAATGCCTCGGGCACCATCTGCCGAAGCTGATCCAGCGTGCGCGGCTTGAAGTTGTTGCCGATCTGAAGGTCAGAGAACTGCTCAGGCGTCATACCACCATCGCGGAACAGCTTCGCCCGGGCCTTGCCAATGACCGCGTCCTGAAAGGCGGCCGGCTGCGTCTTGATCCACTCGTAATAGGTGGTGTCTGCGGTGACCTGGCCGTTCATGCTCGCCCGATCAGCCAGCGCGCCAAGCGACGGCGCATCCTTGAGCATCAGAATGAAGCTGGTCCGGCATCGGACGTGGAACGGAGGCCGCGGGCCTTCATCAATCGCATATTCGGTGCCGTCTGCCGCTCGGCAATACGCTGTAGTGCGGCCATCCAGCGTGGCGATGATCTTCACGCCCTGCAGGATGTCGCTGTTCTGCTTGGCGAACTGATTGCGCGCCTGACTGGCGACGTGCTGGACGGCAGTGCGCGTGACGGCGTCGGCGTTGCGAGCGGTGATCGCCAGCAGGCCATCGGCGTACTTCATATCCTTGGTGCCGCGCAGTGTGCGCATGATCTCGGCGTTGGTTCTTCCCTCGAACCAGCCTTGCCGTATCGCGCCCGCGACCCGGGATCGCTCGGACTTGCTCCAGTCCTCGACAAATGGAGTCAGCAGCTTTCCGCCATCCGCGCCTTTCACGCCCAATGGAGACCTGAAGGCCGCGGTCTTGAGTGTGGAGAGCGCTGGAATGGTTGCGGTGTAGCTGGGCAGTGCAGCGGCAATCACTGCCCCCTCTGCGCCAGCCTGCCAGGTGGCGATATCCATCAGATCAAGCTGCATCTGGTCGGTGTACTCGACCAGGATGCCGGCCAGAGCCTCGTCAACCTGCTTTAGCATTTCATCCAGTCGGGCGCGCTTGAAGTCGGTTAGCTCGCCCTTACCAAGCTGCTCCCGTAGCGACTGATCGATCCGCTTGAGGAATGGGGCGAACTTCTCGACCTCGCTGGACTTGAGGCTTTCCAGCAGCACCGCATTGCGGATCGTGTCGCTGATCTGGTCGCTGCCCATGGGTTAATCGTCCAGGCTCACGCCTTTGCTGGGTTGAGTTTGTATGCGCGCAAACTCCTGCGGCCAGTCGAGCTCGTCACTGATGACGCCGCGGCGCTGCATTTCGGAGTAGAGCGTTTCGTCGCTGAGCTTGCCGGAGTTGGCCATGCTGATCAGGTTGGGCAGAGACACTTCAGGCGCGAAGTCGCTGTCGAAGTTGCCGCGCATTTCGACGTGACCACCTTCTTTCAGGCTGCCGTAGTCGGCCAGGATCTGGAGCAGCTGCGCGATGCAGTCAGCGAACTGACCAGCCAGGCGAGCCAGCGGGGACAATTCCTGAGCCGCCTCCTCATTGGCCTGGGCTTCCGTCTTCACGGCCTGCTTGTCCTTCTGGAGCAGCTTGGCCCCGGCCATACGCATATCGTCGACCAGATCGTTCAGCGAGTCGCGCCCGGCGGTGATTGCCGCCCCGGTGTGCTCGACGTACTTGGCGTTGCCGTCCTTCGGCATGCGGGTCGCGCTGGCCGAGCTGATAGTCAGCTGGAATTCTTCGTTATCGGTGAAAACGAACAGCAGCGGGACGCGGGCAACGTGCAGCAAGTTGTCCTGGTCGCTCTGTGACTGCCAGTGCTTGACGTTCAGGTGAGCCAGTTCGAGCAGTGGCGGCTTAGCCGTCATCGGCCCTGTGCGGCCCGTGTAGAACGTCACCCATGGAATGTATTTGAGGCTGGTCGATCCTTGATCGTGCTCAGCCCACGCGCCGCCATTCTCAGGCTTGCGGTAGGTGCGCCAGCTGCCAGGCTCCAGCACGCGGACTTGATCCACGCACTTGACGCCGAAGTCACCGTCTGCGACCTCGACCGACTCCGTGTAGCGAACCTGCATCAGCTTGCCGCCGTCGAAGCGCCAGCCGAGCACCTGGCCCGGCTTGATGATGACGGCGTAAGGGCGAACCCCCGCCGCTTGTTCCTCGGCGACGGTCTTGTACAGTTTGTTGCCGTCCTTGTCGCGGGTCGGCTGGTGCTCGATCAGTGCATGGCACAGGCCTTTCGCCAGCGCCTCGCGGAACCACTCGACCGACCACGAATTGAGGTCATTGCCGCCCAGGTCGATGTCGGCGGAAAGCAGCTTGATCGGCTCAGGCACGTCCTCGCCCAACTGAAGAGGCTCGGCGAATACGCGGGAAGTGCTGCTGGCCACCGTCTCGGCGTAGGCCGGGAGCAAGGTGGAAAGCTTCAGGCGCTCAGCATAGGTGTCGTCTTTCTCTGCCGGGTACTGAGGCAGCAAGGCCTTGCCGGCCGCTCGCATGGTCTGAGTACCGCCCATCAGCGGGTCGACAATGGCCCAATACTCGCGCATGCGGACAACCGCCGGGAGTGCGATGCTCGGGTCGTCGTTACTCATGGTTAAATTCTCAGGTCTTGGGTTTGGGTTTTCGCCGGTTTGACGATCGGGTATCGGTGCACGACGAAGTAACCGAAGGCGTCGGCCGGGTCTTCCGTGCCGTCCTTGTTGGGCTCGCCCTGCTCGTTGTAGGCCTGCTGCTCCAGAACCTGCGTGGTTACCGGGCATTTGTCCGTGTTGACCTTCAAGCGGCGCTGGCCTTCGCCATTGAGGAACATGGCATTGACTGCCAGAACCCGGTCACGAACCATCGGGTTGGACGGGTTGACCTTCACCGAGTAGCCGGCCTGCTTCAAAAGACTGTGATCCGACTCGCTGCCGTTGACGCTCTTGCGGTTCTTGCCGCTGGCATCCGGGTAGACGGTGATCTTGTGCTTGCCCTGATAGCGCGCATCCAGCGCCTCGATCATGTCCGGCGTATCGAACAGGCTGGTCAGCTCATCCAGTAGCAGTGGCTCACCGTTGCGAATGACGAACACGCAGGCCGCCATCCGGTTGATGTTGAAGTCCATCCCGACATGCAGATCCTCGCCGGGGCGAATTTCCTCATCGGTATGGCAGGTCACCCGATTGAAGTTCGGGTAGACACAGCCCGACGTCAGGTTGACGAACAGGCCGTCGATATAGGCGTCGACCAGGTTGGCCGGGTAGCTGTTGCGCAGCGACGGGATGTAGTCCTTCGGCAGGTTCTTGGCATTGTCCCGCGTCGAGGCGTGGACGATACCGTAGAACTTGCGCTGATCCGGCGTGCTGGCCAGCTCCTTGACGAACTTGCGATAAACCCAGTTGAAGCCCTCGGGCGTCGTCGTGACATCGATCGTGTTCTCGTCGCGACCAGGCCAAACGGTCGACATCCGCGCAATGATCTTTTTCCAGGCGCTGTCGGCCTTCTTGATCGGCATACAGTCGATCTCGTCGACCAGGGCGTGCGCGATGTTGAAACCGACGATGCGGTGCGGGTGCTCCATGCTCTTGCAGACGATCGTCGACAGGCAGCGCCCGCGGTTATCGCGCAGGTAAACCCGCTTCTTGCTGGCCACGATGTCGGCGAACAGGCCGAACGCCTCAGCAACGACCGGCATGGTGTCGAAGAAAATGTCGGTGATCTGCGGATAGGTCGGAGCGAAGTAGCCCTGCGGGATGCCGGGATTCTCCAGCGCGTTGATGCACATCCGCACGCACCCGACGAACGTCTTGCCGCTTCGATAGCCGCCAACGAACGCTGAAAACTTCTTGGGGTGCTTGATGAACTCAAACTGCGGCTTGTTCAGCTTCAGGGTCGCTTGCATCCTCTACCCCGATGATGACTTGCTTCGGCTCAGGCAGGCCCTTGTTCGGGTCT